GCATTGGAAAATTGAAAACTTTTTAACAAAAATACAGCGTAAATTTACGTTGGTTGAGTGGTTGTTTATTGTAGCATTGTTATTGTGGTTAATGATATGAAAAAGAAGTGGGTTGACGCATTTATGGATACGGCTGATAGGTTTGCTCAGCTGTCCAGTGCAAAAAGATTACAAGTAGGGTCTGTTGTTGTTAAAGATAATCGTATTATTTCGATTGGATACAATGGTATGCCTGCTGGGTGGACAAACGAGTGTGAGGAGATAGTCGAAGTCCACGAAGATGGTGGAGTTGTAACTAAAACGAAAGATGAGGTAATTCATGCTGAAGCGAATGCTATATCAAAACTTGCACGTGATGGTGAATCAGGCTATGGTGCCAGTTTATTCTGTACTCACGCTCCTTGTATTCATTGTGCTAAGTTAATCTACGGTGCGGGAATCAACAAAGTTTATTATAGAAATTCATATCGCGATGAACATGGGTTGGATTTTCTAAAGTCTTGCAATATCGATATTGAAAAAATCAATTAAGGTCATTGAAAAATGTTATTAGTAAAAATGAGGGTTTACGCTGATTTTTAACTAAGTATTAATGTAACATTTAACATAACCATAAAGGAAATAAAAATGAAAACAGTTGGAGATAAATTAGATTCGTTCGTAGTAACTGGTGTTCGTCCAGGACAACCAGAAGATGCTTTCTTTGACATTACAGAAAAGTCATTCGAAGGTAAATGGAAGATTATCGTTTACTATCCGAAAGACTTCACATTCGTATGTCCCACTGAAATCGTAGCATATGATAAGTTGGCAGGAGATTTTAGTGATCGTGATGCAGTTCTTTTGACTGGTTCAACAGATAACGAATTCTGTAAGGTAGCATGGCAAAAAGCACATAGTGATCTACAGAAGATTACTCATACACAATTCGCAGATACGCAACGTGGTGAGTTATCATTGATTGAACAGCTTGGTGTATTCTATGCGCCAGCAGGTGCTGCTTTGCGTGCAACATTCATTGTTGACCCAGAGAATGTCATTCAACATGTTACAGTAAACAACCTTAACGTTGGTCGTTCACCAGAAGAAACATTACGTATCCTTGATGCGTTGCAGACTGGTGAGTTATGTGCATGTAATCGTACAGTTGGTGGGGAGACTCTGTAATGTCAGCTTGGATTGATTCAGTCAAAGAGAGTCTGCCAGAGTATGCTAAAGATACTAAGCTGAATCTAGACGCTGTAATCAAGCGTAGCACACTAGATCCAGTCGAAGCTGAGGCATGCGCTTTGGCTGCGTTGGTAGCAACAGGCAACGGCAAATTACTTGCGTTTGTTCTGTCAAATACTGACCTTAACATCAAGACTGATACACAGAACAATGTTAAGGAACGTGCCGCAGCTATGACGGCAGCAAGCATTATGGCACAAAACAATGTATGGTATCCATATGTTGAAATGGCAGATGATTCTGCACTCAAGGGATTACCAGCACAATTACGTATGAATTCGATTGCTAGCCATGGTGGAACTACAAAAGCTAGATTCGAAGCATATAGCCTAGCAGCTAGTATCGTAGGTAAGTGTCATTTCTGTGTTAAGGCACACTATGATACGCTTAAAAAAGAAGGATATACTGTTGAACAACTTCGCGACATTGGTCGTATTGCAGCAGTAATGAATAGTCTAGCAAAAGTATTGAATGCCTAATAAACCACAAGCATTTACGTGGCTAACTCTTCCAGAATTACCAAAAGTTCCGGAAGAGTTTTTGTCACATGCAGTAAAAACTGTTGAGGAATCTCTTCACATTAAAGATGATGTTCTAGTTAAACTAAGCATCTCCAATGATGAATATCGAAACAGAACTTTGATTAAAGATAATAAACAAATTCCAACTTTACATCAACGAGCATATCCTCTTGGTGATAAATGGGAAACTTGGGTCAAAGAAAACATCACCAGAAATTTTTACGAAACCAGTGTTCGTGTTAGTTATGGTGACATTGACGCTACAGAATTAGGACCACATTGTGATGGACCGAAACTTCGTCTTTATTATTTGATAGAACGAGGTGGAGAAGATGTCATTACCAACTTCTTTCTTGAACCGAACTATCCTTTGGTTAGAGATGTAACTGATGATGAAATAACACATTGCGATAATTTAGATAAATTACAAGTAGTTGATACTGCCAAATTTCCAATGAACACATGGATTATATTAAATAGTCATGTTCTTCACGGAGTATCTGGTGCTCAATCTGGTAGAAGAATAAACCTATCAATAACAATACCTTCAGACAGCATAACACATTCAATAAAGTTTAAATGATAAGTTCAAGTGGTTATTATACAGTTGGTAATAAAACTGTAATTTCAAGAAGTGAAGCTGAATTATTATCTAAGCAGAGTAAGGTAAGACCATCTTGGCATTTTCATGATTCAGAATTTGATGCATTCGATTGGACTAAAGAACCAATTGAAGGTATTGAAACATTATATCAAGATAGATGTAGACAGCTAAGAGATGAGTATGATTATCTCGTTCTACATTACACTGGTGGATCAGATAGTCACAACATATTAGTGAGTTTCATTCAGGCTGGTATTCATATTGACGAGATCTACTGTAAAGTTCCTCTAGAATACTGGGAAAAATATAAACCAGAAACTGACTCGAAATCAGCTTATGACTTACAGAATGAGTGGTATAAGACAACACTACCACAACTTCGCTGGGTAGAAAAGAACTTACCTAAAACCAAAATAAGAATCCATGATGTTTCTCGTGTTTCTAAGATACATGTTCCAGATGATTGGTTAAGTTATGTCGGTGGTTCTATAAACCCACAAAGTATGTCTAAGTTTGAGACGTTGGCTTTGCCAGATCATGTTAAAATCTCAAATGTTAAAAAGTTGGGGCATATCTTCGGTGTTGATAAACCTGTAATTGTGTCAAGTAACAATTATATGTATGTAACTTTTGTCGATTTGTTAGCGAACTTTCATATATCAACAATACCAGATACGCATGAAGATTATAAACATTTAAACATTGAACGATTTTATTGGCACCCAAACTCAGCAAAAATAATCATAAAGCAGGCACATATGCTTAAGAAGTTTGTTGAGGTTAATCCAATATACAAGCAGATGATAACTGATAGAAGCAAACCAGTAACTTGGGAAAAGAGAACTCTCTATGAACAGTTTATTCGTGGGGTTATCTACCCAAATTGGAATTTAAACACGTTTCAAAACGATAAACAAACCAGTGCTCTTCAGAATGAGGGCGATGTGTTTGTGTTTCAAAGTGAGTTTGGTGATGTTTGGAAAAGCGATATTCAGAATCTTATAGATAGTGTTGGTGAAGATCCACTTAGAGATGTTAATGGTTTCACTGGGATAAGAACTAAATATAGGTTTATTGGAATAATAAAATGATAACAGTAACGGAAACAGCAAATTCAAAAATAGAACAACTTCTTGTTGATTCAGCAGAACCGTATCTACGAATCTCAGTTAAGGGTGGTGGTTGTTCTGGGTTCACTTATGTTTTCAATTTCGATGAGACGAAAGAAGAAGACGATTGGGAATTAGGTAAGATCCTTGTTGATGTTATGAGTATGCAATATCTACAAGGTGCGACTGTTGATTATGTTGAAGAACTTATGGGTGCGTCATTTAAAGTAACCAATCCAAATGCTGCAAACACTTGTGGGTGCGGTTCTAGCTTCACAGTATAAAATTTTTAAAAATAGTTGACATTTATTCATTTTACGAGTAAAATTTGTCTAAATACATTGATGAGTGAAAAACCTTACAAGTAGTAGGGTTATTTGCTTGACATTAATTTAATTAAAGGGTATAATTTCAGTTATGAAATTGAGAAACTGTTCAAAACGTATAGCAAACCATCTTCCGATGAATAGAGGATGGACATGCTCACGCTCACAGTTTAACTCTTTAGTTTCAGCGATTGAGTATGATAGTGGGGGTTTTGGAAAGTAAATTGTAACTAATTACTTTATTTCCCAAAACCCCGATGAAGAAATTCTCGGGGTTTTTTGTTTTGGGGGTTGACTTTAATCTCCAACCGTAGTATGATTGCGGTTCGTTCTTTAAAAATTTGGGATTCTGTTCCCTGATGGTGTAGAGGTAACACAACGGATTTTGATTCCGTCGTCCTTGGTTCGATTCCAAGTCGGGGTGCCAAACAGAAACAAACTGGTCGTCTAATGATCAGGATAATGGACAGCACGTGCCATCAATGTAGGTTCAAGTCCTACTCAGTTTGTTTCTGTTTGGTATTTGGGAGTATAACTTAATGGTAAAGTAATCGGCTTTTAACCGATAAATCAGAGTTCAATTCTCTGTGCTCCTACCAGTTTTCTTTGGTGTGACTATGATGTAGCGGTAGCATCTCAGATTGTGATTCTGATCGTATGGGTTCAACTCCCATTAGTCACCCCAAAGAAAATTGCGCAACTTTAGCTGATGTGGTCATAGCGGTGGTCTGAAGAGCCATTGAAGTAGGTTCGATCCCTACAGGTTGCACCAAGTTTTATACCTAGGTAGCTCAATGGTAGAGCAATCGGCTGATAACCGATAGACAGAAGTTCAATTCTTCTTCTAGGTACCAAGTTTCTATTCCGTAAAATCCGAGCAAGGTGCATGGACCTGACTGTTAATCAGTGGTTAGTTGAGTTCGATTCTCAAATGCGGAGCCAAAGTTTTATCTCAGTGTCGGCAAGTGGTATGTCACTTGGTTTGGGACCAAGATTTCGAGTGTTCGATTCACTCCACTGAGACCATGTTTTCTGGGGGCAGTAGTGGGCTACGGCTCTCCCTTGCAAGGAGGGTGTCTAGAAGGATTCGATTTCCTCGGTCTCCACCAGATTATATGCATCGTTAGCTCAGCGGTAGAGCAATGCCCTTACAAGGCGAAGGTCGGGAGTTCAATCCTCTCACGATGTACCAGATTTATGCCCGATTGGTGAAATGGATGATCATACTGTGCTACGAACGCAGAGGTAGAGGTTCGATTCCTCTATTGGGTACCAAATTATGGAGGGTTATCTCAGCTGGGCTGAGCACTGTCTTGAAAACAGTTGGACTGCGGAAGCGGTTGGAGTTCGATTCTACCATCCCTCCTCCATTTTTAATATGAAAGGAGTTGTATATGCCAAGTGTATTTTTAGTAAGCGATACGCACTTTGGTCATCTCGGTGTATGCAAGTTCTTGCGTGCTGATGGTGTCACAAAGTTGCGACCATGGGATAGTCCTGAAGAAATGGATGAAGAAATGGTGAAGCGATGGAACGAAACAGTAAAGCCAACTGATAAAGTTTATCATCTTGGTGATGTTGTTATTAACCGTAAAGCATTGAAAATTATGCATCGGTTGAATGGTGATAAAGTTTTGATTCGTGGTAACCATGACATCTTTAGGGATGATGAATACCGCGAACACTTTCGAGAATTACGTGCATATCATGTAATGAATGGAATGATTTTATCACACATACCATTACATCCTGATTCGTTAGGTAGATTCGGTGTTAACATTCACGGACATACTCATGCAAATCGTGTTACGAAATTTGAGTATGGTCATGATAGAATCGATCCTCGTTACCACTGCGTTTGTGTCGAGCAAACAGACTTCAGACCCATCTTGTTTGAAGACGTTCTGAAAAGAATTAAAAGCGAGGGTGGTGTTGTTGGATTCAAGAATGGTAACTATTAATGGAGAGTGGGCAGGATGGTAATGCAGCAGATTGCTAATCTGTCATCGTAGTGATACGGTGAGTGGGTTCGATTCCCACACTCTCCGCCAAATGCGCTGCAGCTAATCAGGGGTGCTTCCGTTCTCGCCCTGTTAAAATAAAAAATATGACGGAGCCAAATTTTAGTGCTTGACTTTAATGATGAAGTGAAGTATAATAAAGGATATGCGGTTGTGATGGAATTGGTATACATATCGGACTTAAAATCCGAGTTTTGAGAGTTCGAGTCTCTCCTTCCGCACCATGTCCCTATCGTATAATGGATAATACAACTCTCTTCTAAAGAGTGAATGTGGGTTCAATTCCTGCTGGGGATGCCAATTTAAAAAGCTACCGACTCCGAAAATGCTATTTTAATAAATAGTAGCATAGGAGGAATATATGGGTGCTAATCAGTATACGTATGGCAAAAAGATGACAGAGGAAACTAAAAAGAAGTTATCTGAAGCCAGTAAGAAACAAGTTTGGACTGAAGAACGTAAGAAACTTCATTCTGAACGAATGAAGCAAGCAGTAGCGAATAATCCAGAATCATATAGTTCTGGAAATAGAGGTAGAGTTAAAAGAATAGAGTATGATGGTTTATCATTTCAAGGTAAATGGGAATTATATTTCTATCAGTGGTGTAAAAGAAATAATGTAAATGTAGGTAAATGTAATGAGTGGTTTGAATATGAGTGGAATGGTACTAGAAAGTATTTCCCAGATTTCATTCTTCCAGAGTATGAAACCTATGTTGAGGTGAAAGGATATAAAACTGAACGAGACATTGCAAAATGGAATCAGTTTAAAAAGAAATTGTTAGTAGTCGATAAGAAGGATATACCAAAACTTCTTAACGATACTTATAACTTGGGCTTATAGCATAATGGTAGTGCTGACAACTCATAATTGTTAAGGTGTTGGTTCGATCCCAACTGAGCCCACCAAGGCACACGTGGCGGAGAGGTCCAACGCAACAGTCTGCAAAACTGTAAAACCACTGGTTCAATTCTTTCCTAGCCCACCAAGTTTTTTGATTGATGATATATCTATATGATATACATTGTTTGATTTTTCTGGAATTACGTCGCAAGCTCCAGGTGTTCTTGTTGGACAAATTCCAAATCTATGACATAAGTGTTGTTCGCATGCGTTGATTACTTTGACAACTTTTCCAGTCCAGTCGATGACATTAATTTCTGTCACGACATCTAATTCTGCATTAGTTTGTCTTCCGAGGGTAGCGTATAATTTACCTTCCTCCATCAAATCAGTGTGAAATTTAACAACGGCATCAATTGTCTTAAAGTAACCAGTGGTAACTCTTTGTTCATAATAGCCAGATTTGTTTATTCTGCGTGAAAAGGTTCTTTTGAGTTTACCCTTTTGGTAGAAGTTATGTTGATTTTTATCTCTAACTTCTTGTTCAAATTGCTTGATGTTTTCTGAATCGATGTTATTCACATCCGAGAAAAATACATCGGCAGTTTTGTTTATGTTAATAATTTCTAATGAATACATAGTTTTCTTTGTAAGTGTGTCGCTGAAAGGTTAGGCTACAGTCTGCAAAACTGTTTTATGTGGGTTCGACTCCCATCACTTACTCCACAAGATTTTATATTTATACTTGACATTTAATGCTAATTCAGGTATACTTGAGTTTGTTAGTTAGTAATGCTCGGTTCGTCTATCGGTTAGGACACTGCCCTTTCACGGCAGGAAGAGGGGTTCGATTCCCCTACCGAGTACCAGATTTAATTGCATTGGGTTACCAGATCCAGTAGGATGCGCAAGCATTGGCTGTCTCGACGGAGATGGGTGCGTTGCGTCATCATGAACGATGGAAACGAACAAGCTGACGGGATACGGTAGTCACGCTGGGTAGTCTGGAATGTAATGTGAGATGTGACCAGTCGCTAGACGATAGCGTGGTTAGTCATCGGGTGATGATTGTTGCTGATCATCCTAGTGCAATTAAATGTGGTAATGGAGATGTAGGAAAATTGGTAACCCCAGCTGACTGTAAATCAGCCACCTCTGGTATTGTTGGTTCAAGTCCAACCATCTCCACCAATTTGGTCTCAAAGTGTTCATGGACGCACACGACACTGTCACTGTCGAAGAAGGGGATCGTTACCCCTTGAGACCGCCAGTTATTGCGGGAAGGTCAAGCGACCCGAATGGTCTCATAAGCCATGTCGAGGGTGGAGCGTTACCACCTCCCGCTACCAAAAAATTAGTCCCGCAATGGCTATGACTGATAATCCCTATTCAGTTATCCACACTTCTGCGAGGTAGGTGAGAGACCTATCATAAAAATGTGCGAGTGATGGTGGACTTCGCATACGGATTTCTAGACCTGAGGATCGTCGTCCAACATTAGCAAGACTCAATCGCAATTGTTTAGGGACAGTTGTCATTGATAAGAGTTGTTGTGAAACTGCTTTTATCAATGTATGCTCTATTAGTATATTGGTATTATTCCTGTCTTGTAATCAGGAGAAGGTAGTTCGATTCTATCATGGAGCACCAATGGTGATGTAGCTTAGACGGTAGAGCAATTGCTTCATACGCATTAGGTCAGTGGTTCGATCCCACTCATCACCACCATGACTAAGTAGTAAAAAGAATAAGCGGATGTGACGCAATTGGTAGACGTGCTTGCCTTAGAAGCAAGATTCTGGAGGTTCAAGTCCTCTCATCCGCACCAAGTTTTATTCCCTGATAGCTCAGTCGGTAGAGCGACGGACTGTTAATCCGCAGGTCGGTGGTTCGAGCCCACCTCGGGGAGCCAGATTTTACGTGGAGATTTTATTGAAAATTATTGAAGATTCTAGCCCACACTACGTGAGGTTCACTCACGATGGTTTGGATAAAGTTGTAGGTAAATGTCAGCAAATATTATCTACCATAAACATGACTGATGAAAATTTCATTCATCATAGAGTTTCAGTTGAAGAAGGTAACGAAATTCTAAGTATGATACCATTTTCAAAATCATTTAACTTTATGCAATATAGAGTTTCGTTATTCATTTCAAAACCTGGATTGTATTATCGTGCTCATAAAGATGGTCTTGATCATAGATTCAGTATAAATTATCCAATACAAATATTAGATGATAAGTGCGTCACCAGTTGGTATAGTGACAAAGATCTACATGGTTATAAGATTGATACTCTGAATAATAAAAGTAGAGAATGTATTGACTTTGATAAAGGTAATCATACTCCAACAAAAACCATGACAGCAAAAATGGGTGAGTGTATTTTATTCAATACAGATTTATTTCACGATTGGGATAATACTGCTTCAGATAATTATCGTGTTGTTTTAACATTACGATGTAAAAATCCTGGGAATATATACTTTCAGGAAGCTAAACAAATTTTATTTAAATACTTATGAAAGATGCTATGAATATTGTGCCACTTAAAAATAAAGTACTTGTCGCTGAAAATAAAAGCGAACAAAAAACTGAATCAGGAATTATTCTAGAAGGAGCTAATTCTGTCCGCGATTCTAGATCTGGAACAGTAGTTGCTGTTGGACCTGATGTTGTTGATGTCAAAGTTGGTGATGTTATCTATCTAGAGTGGAACAAAGGGCAAATCGTTAAAGTTGATGACGCTCAACGTGTTATTATCGAAGATAAGTATATCGTAGCAGTATTAGACAAATAATAGTATGCCCTAATAGCTCAGTTGGTAGAGCAGTGCATTAGTAATGCAAAGGTCGGGAGTTCGAGTCTCTCTTGGGGCACCAATTTTGGAGGTAATATGACAACAGGTGGTAAAGGTGATAAACCAAGACCATATAGCATTCCCTTAGCAGAGTTTGATAATCGCTGGGATACTATATTCGGTAAGAAAAATAAAGAAGATAACACTGGCGTCACAGTTAATGAATATCAAGATGTTCTCTCAACTGAAGATGCTATTATTGGCGTGACGAATAACGAAAAAGAAATTTAATATCTCGATGGTGTAACGGCAGCATGTGGGTCTCCAAAACCCTTGGTGGGAGTTCAAATCTCTCTCGGGATGCCAAATAGGAAATGAAATGAAGAAGATTCTTATATTATTTTTGTTTATGTGGTCAACAGCATTCGCTAACACTTGGCCAACAAAAGAAATCACTTTAATCGTACCATTCCCTCCAGGTGGAACGACTGATAAAATAGCAAGGGCATTCGCCAACGACTTACCAACTATTTTAAAAGTTCCAGTTGTTGTAAAAAATGTTCCAGGTGCGAATAACATTAGAGGTATGCAAGAAGTATTAGCTGGAGATCCAGATTATACTTTTATCGTAACAGCTTCTAGTATTATTACTTCTCACATTCCAATCAATTCCGATCTGTATAAAAAGTTTCAGCCAATAATGATTGTTGGTTCTTCTCATCAGATTCTTTATAGAAATCCAAACACTGATCCAAATAAGTTACTGGCTCAAATAAAAGCAAAAGAACGCATTCAAGTAGCTGTTCCTGATGTTGCTGGTGAGCAGACAATTTGGATTGATGGATTAAAAGGAATGTCAGTTGATGTTGTTCCATTCAAAGGAACTGCTCAACAAGCAATGGGTGTTATGCAGGGTCAACCAGAATATGGAGTGTTAAGTGTGTTTGGTGGTTGGCAATGGTTTTCTCAGAAACAACTTATTCCTGTGATGATAGGAGCAAATGAGAGATCTAAGTTTTTCCCAAATGTTCCAACCACAAAGGAACTTGGGTTAACAGGAAATGCGTTTGATATCGTTTATCTTCTTGCGTCATCGAAAGAAGTTAATCCGAAAGTTGCGCAACAATTAAATAGCGCACTTAAGTTCGTCGCATTAAATAGTGATGCGATTAAAAACTATGATGATACTGGAATGAACGTGAATCTTTATGATCTTAAAAAATCTAAAGAAGTTTGGGATGATCAAGAAAGAAAAACGAAAGCGTATTATAAAATGAAATAATGCGGGTAAGCTCAAGGTGAGACGCCAGCCTTCCAAGCTGCGCTGAGTGGGGTTCGACTCCCCCTACCCGCTCCAAATAATAATGTCATGATAAAAATAATTGATGATTTTATACCATTAAATGAGCAAGAAGAAATTAAGGAAATATTCCTTGGTCACAGAACATCATTCCCATGGTTCTTTAAATCAGATGTGACATTTAAGTATGGTAAACAAAACAGACCAGCAATGGCACATACCTTCATTTGGAAAGGTAAAACAATAAGTCCATTCGCAGAGGGTGCTGTTCGGTTAGGAAAGATAGGTGCTGAGAAAGCTGACTATAAATTCAATTCAGTTCTCAACGCAAGAACATTCCTACAGTTTCCCCTAAACCCAAACTCCCTAGAAGACGATACACCAGATTCGGTGCATATCGATACACCTACCAAACACTTGGTAGTTTTATATTACGTCTTAACGGCAGATGGTGATACAATAATTGGAGATACAAAGATAACTCCAAAACAGGGTAGAGCAGTTTTGTTTGATGGATCATTATATCATACAGCGGAGCAACCAAAAAATGGCATGCGGTGTGTCATTAATGTAAATGTAGTATAGGAGATTGAAATGCGTAAAGCAATCGATATTGATGAAGTTAAAACATTCATCGAAGCACAGAGTCCCGAAACAAAAATCTACATTGGTGGTGACTCTGAACGATTGTTAATCGGTAACGATTGGTATGCAGATTACACATTGGCCATTGTAGTTCATATTGATGGTAAACATGGTTGTAAGATTTTCGGTGAAGTTCAAAGAGAACGAGACTGGGATCAAAAGAAAAATAAACCAAGAATGCGTCTTATGAATGAAGTATATAAAATTGCAGAACTATATTTGAAACTACAAGATATTCTTGAAGATCGTAAAGTAGAAGTTCACTTGGACATTAATCCGAATGAAATGCATGGTTCAAGCTGTGTCATTAATGAAGCTGTTGGTTATATCAGAGGTATGTGTAATGTTATTCCTATGGTTAAACCAAAAGCATTTGCTGCTTCTTATTGTGCAGATAGAATGAAAGAAATTTTGTCATATAGAAAAGTCGCTTAATGTTTAATTATACTC